TACCGGGTTCGCATGTCCGGTGTCGGTCGTCCCTTGTGTCAACAGCAACTTGAGAAGCAGGGCAACAAACAAGATGTTGCCTACAATGATATCGTGCGGTTCGCAACTGGTGACCTGTTAGAAGCCTTTGCAATTCTTGTGATGCGGGCTGCAGGATTAGACGTGGTTGCGGAACAGAAGAAGTGTTCCCTCGAACTGGGTGGACAGACCGTCAACGGAACCCTAGATGTCATCTTGAACATTGATGGCGAAGAAGAAGTCTGGGATATCAAGACAGCAAGTCCATGGTCGTTCGACAACAAGTTTTCTGGACGCGGTGGTTACGATGTTATCAAAGAGGATGACCCCTTTGGGTACGTCATGCAGGGACACTTGTATGGTGAATCAGAAGGCAAACGCTTTGGTGGCTGGATTGTAATCAATAAGTCAACAGGTGAGTGGGATTTCGTAGAGGCACCCCGCGAACAGTCTGAAGACCGCAAGGCATACCTTGAGGATGCGAACAAGCGGGTAGAAGCAATCGTCAATGATGCACCGTTCAAGGTGCCATTCCAGTCTGTTCCTGAGACAGTCACCATCGACAGACAGAAAACAGAGACAGGGAATCGCTTGATGCCCAAGACCTGTACCTTCTGTTCCTTCAAAACAAAGTGCTGGAAGAACGCAGAACTAGCCCCGAAGATAACATCTAAGGCACGGTTCAAACCCCACGTCTGGTACACAAAGCTTGTGAAGCGGGAACTAGACTGATGCCGGTCTTGTACACACGAGAGTATCCCCACGAACTGTTCGACTTGAATCCAGAACTACGCTGCGTGTTCGTAGAATCACATGAACGTCGTGGGGGTGGTCGTTCTACTGTAAGGGTTCGTGGCTTGGAGATAGCATTGCCTCTAACCCTACGGGATAACTATTCATCCGAAGGCTCTTTAAAGTCTGACACGGAAGCACGTGATATAAAACTCATAGAAGAGGAATTTCAAAACATTGTTCATCATCTGCGACAAGGATTGGTAGTATGCCTACCGACAATGGAAATCTCAAAAGAAATATCGCATCTAGAAAAACGGTCCCCAAAAGTAGGACAGTATCTATTAAAAAGGCTAGAAGGGGTGAAGGCGGGATTTCCGCTGCAAGGATTATGAGAAAAACACGATATCGTTCACAGTTCGAAATTAACCTTGCAAGGTCACTTGCGGACAAGAAGATTAACTTCGAGTACGAACAGGCAAAGCTACAATACATACCCAAGCCGCGAACATATACGCCCGACTTCTATCTTCCTGAACAGAATATCTATATAGAAGCGAAGGGACATTTGGATAAGGGTGACAGGGTAAAGATGCAGCTAATCAAACAACAATACCCCGACTTGGATATTCGCTTTGTATTCGTTCGGGCCACGAACAAGATTTACAGGGGTAGCAAGACCAGTTATGCTGACTGGGCAAACCGATATGGTTTCCCATGGGCAGAGGGTAGTGTGCCAGAGGAGTGGTTAAAAAATGACGGATGACAGGGATTATGAGGTTGGTAGCTTGCTGGCTGACAGGTGGTACATTATACTAAAGAAGACAGACGAAGAAAGTTTTAGAATGTCAGCCTATGATACAACTGCTATACCTGACGATGAAGATGACTACATGGATGCCGGATTCGTGGCGCAGCAGGGGATTGTCGAGATGCTAGAGAATGATTTCGACAGACTCATACAGGCAGGACTGGCTCGTATATCTTTTATGGAAATGAAAGAAACTATGCTAAAGGAACTAGAAGAAGAGGGCGTAGAATTAGACAGTATTGACCGTATAACAGGTCGTGATGAAAACATAGTTAAAGTAGATTTTGGAACGAAGCAATGAAATTAGATGAGTATCAGATGCGGGCGGAAAGCACCGCAGTTTATCCGCAAGAATATAATGTTCTGTATCCGACATTGGGTTTAGCAGGTGAAGCCGGTGAAGTTGCTGACAAGGTAAAGAAGCTGGTTCGTGATGGCGAACCCCACCTTTTTTACAAAGATGATATTGCAAAGGAACTGGGGGATGTGTTATGGTACGTTGCAATCTTAGCACGGGACTTAGGCTACAGCTTAGAAGAAGTAGCACAGAGAAATCTAGACAAGCTAGAGGACCGCAAGAATCGCAACATGTTGCAGGGCAGCGGAGACAACAGATGAGACACGAGGCATACATGAAGTGTATGGAAGATGAAAATGAGCAGGCCGGTAAGATGGCCTATGGCGGCGTTGATATGGTCAACAGTCCGCCTCACTACAACGCAGCGGGAACAGAGTGCATAGATGCAATCCAAGCTGCAACCCTTGATGGGTTCGAGTATTACCTACAAGGAAACATAATGAAATATCTCTGGCGATATCGTTACAAAAATGGTAACGAGGATTTGAAGAAAGCGCAGTGGTATTTAGATAAATTATTAGAGGTTCGAGGAGAGAACAAATGAGCAACCAACTACCAACATCATATCAGCAATTCATTCACAAGTCACGGTACGCCCGCTGGATAGATGACGAGCAGCGTCGTGAGAACTGGGGTGAAACTGTAGACCGTTACGTATCCTTCATGCTAGAGCAAGTAAAAGGTAAGTGCGGTGTAGAACTGCCGCCTTCTGTTCGCGAAGAGATTGAAGACGGCATCCTGTCCTTGAAGGTTATGCCATCTATGCGGGCAATGATGACTGCAGGCCCTGCCCTTGCACGGGATAACGTCTGTGGTTACAACTGTAGCTACATCCCTGTAGATAGCCCTCGTGCCTTTGATGAGTGCATGTACATCTTGATGTGTGGTACAGGCGTTGGTTTCTCTGTAGAGCGTGAAAACGTAGACAAGCTACCTGTAGTTAGCGACAACTTTAATGATTCAGATACTGTGATTAAGGTGGGTGACAGCAAGCCCGGATGGGCGAAGTCACTCCGCGAACTGATTGCACTACTCTACGCTGGTCAGGTTCCTTCGTGGGATATGTCAGATGTTCGTGAAGCTGGTGCGCGACTAAAGGTTATGGGTGGACGTGCTAGTGGTCCGCAGCCCCTTGCTGACCTCTTTAACTTTACTGTTGAGATATTCAAGAAGGCACGAGGTCGCAGACTGTTCCCGATTGAGTGCCACGACTTGATGTGTAAGATTGGTGAGATTGTGGTTGTTGGCGGAGTTCGCCGCAGCGCACTCATCAGTTTGTCGAACCTCAATGATGACCAGATGGCACACGCCAAGTCAGGCATGTGGTGGGAAACAGAACCACAGCGAGCGTTGGCGAACAATTCTGTGTCTTACAAGACAAAGCCTGAGATGGGTACATTCATGCGTGAGTGGCTTGCCTTGTACGACAGTAAGTCTGGTGAGCGCGGCATGTTCAATCGTGAGGCTGCTGACAAGCAAGTGGCTCGCAATGGTCGCCGTGAGACAGGACACATGTGGGGTACCAACCCTTGTTCTGAGATTATCTTGCGTGGATATCAGTTTTGCAACCTGTCGGAAGTAGTGGTTCGCGAAACGGATTCTTTGGAAAGCCTGAAGGCAAAGGTTCGTATAGCTACAATCTTGGGAACCTTGCAGTCAACCTTAATTGATTTTAAATACTTGAGGAAGATATGGAGAGACAATACAGAGGAAGAGCGTTTGTTAGGCGTGTCCTTGACTGGTATCATGGACCATCCCGTTTTATCCAAAAATGTAGACAGCAAGCGTTGGTTAGAAGAAATGCGCGAAGTCGCAGTGGAGACGAACAAGGAGTTTGCGAACATGCTTGGAATCCCGCAGTCGGCTGCAATCACTTGTGTAAAGCCGTCGGGTACTGTGTCACAACTGGTGGACGCAGCGAGCGGGATACATGCAAGGCACAACGATTACTTCATCAGAACCGTTCGCGGCGATAACAAAGACCCCTTGACACAGTTCCTTGTTGAAAGCGGTGTCCCTGCAGAGCGTGACGTTATGAAGCCGGACTCAACAACCGTCTTTAGCTTTCCAATGAAGTCACCAGATGGTGCCGTTACACGAACACAAACAACTGCCGTTGAGCAGCTAGAGTTGTGGAAAACATACGCCATTCACTGGTGCGAACACAAACCGTCTATCACCGTGTCCGTAAAGGAACACGAATGGATGGACGTTGGTGCGTGGGTCTACGAGAACTTTGACGTTGCCTCTGGCGTATCGTTCTTGCCTCACAGTGACCACACATATCAACAGGCTCCATATCAGGACATAGAAGCTGATGAGTACCTAGAGTGGAAGCAGCGCATGGAAATTGTCACGATTGACTGGGATAAGTTGTCTGAGTTCGAAAAGGAAGACAACACCAGTGGTTCGCGGGAACTAGCCTGTACTGCAGGTGTCTGTGAAGTTGTGGACTTGAGTGCGGCATGAACTGCTGGCACTGCAAAACTGAACTTATTTGGGATAGTGATGTTGACAGGGATGATGATTTGTACTACATTATGGTCACATTCCTACACTGTCCCAAATGTGGTTCAGATGTAGAGGTTTGGTTACCTAACATTGAGGAAGAAAAAGATGAGTGAAGAACAAAAAGACATCATTACGATTGATGGAACAGAGTATGATTTTGATACTTTGGAAGACGAGCAGAAGTACGTCATCAATCAGATTCGTGACTTGAACGGTAAGATTGCACAGGCGCAGTTTGGCATAGACCAGCTTCGAACAGCACAGTCTGCCTTTACGAACATGCTGGTTGAATCTGTTCAAGAAAATAACGAAGAGGGAGAGGCGGCATGACCACCTTGGAACCAGCAGTTTGTGACCGCAAGAAGTTCGACTTAGACCTTTCCTATGGTAAGGTTCGCGAACAGCAGGTTGCCGACATGCTCACAGATAAGAAGATTGAAGTCAAATCTGAACGCGGTATGTGGATGCGTACTGGGAACATTGCTATAGAGTACGAATCCTATGGCAAGCCCAGCGGCATCGAAGCAACAGAAGCAGACTACTGGTTCCACAACCTTTGCATTGGTGATGACACTTTTGCAACCCTTGTGTTCGACGTACCATCCTTGAAACGCATCATAAACAACCTCGACTACAAAAAATCCGTGAGTGGCGGAGACAACAACGCTTCACGGATGTACCTTCTGAATCTCCAGAAGTTGTTTTCAACAGATGTAATCAAGGCGTATAAAGATGAGCAACAAGCATCCTAAAGCCGAACTGTTCAAGTTCACGGCACACATGAATGACAAGGGGAACATAGAGTTGGATATGGATTCTGTAGACCCCGAACAGTTTAGTCGCCTAATGGAAAAAGACCTGCCACAGTATGAAGGAACCTTCAAAGTAGCAAGTCTTTTGCGTTATTTAAAATCTGTTGGGGATGAAATGATGGAGAAGTCTAGCAGATATATCTAGCTACTTCTTGTGTGTTTCCTGAACCCTAAACCTAGCCCGTAAACTAGACCCCTT